AAACCAAATGCAGTTTGTGCAAAATCTCCATATATATTAAATTGATTAATAGATTCTGTATACGGAACATTCCCTGCGGTAATATCTAAACTAGAACCTGTAGCTGAAGCAGCAGCACATTCTACTAATTTACCATCAGACCAATATGCAGTAATAGTATCTCCATCTGACACTCCACTGTAAGTACCAGTGCCATCTTCTGTGTATGTTATTGTTTGACTGTAAGAAGTACTAACAAAAACTGTACCTGTTTGCTCTTCTACTGCTTCTGGTCCTACTGTATTGCTTCCATAAGAAGCTTCTAATGTATATAAAAAAGTATCAGGTGTCTGTTGTCCTGAATTTGTTACCCCATTCGAAGAATTGTCTGTAAATGTTAATGGAGTGTTTGCAGAAAAACTAACTACGCTTGTACTGTCTGCAACCCAACTAGATCCATTCCAAATAACAGTATCTCCATAAAAACTAGTTCCACCTGCTTTTTTTCTTCTTCTAAGTTTTTGATCTGTAATACCAGTAGCATTAGACCATGTCCAATTTAATTCGATTTCTGGACCGCTAGATTCTTGTGTATAATCTGCTGTAAACGATGTAATAGTTGGAACGTCTGTACCTGTTGGAGTTTCACTAGTAGTTGCAGTAGTTTCTGTTGGATTTTTTTCAAATACATTACGTTGCCAACCTTTTTCTGTTTTTACATAATTATACATTTTTAATCCTAATCTTACTATTCTAGTATCCCCTAAATTTCCTTCATTATTAGAAGGCGGTCTTTTAAGTATTTTGTTAAAAGTAGGATGTATAAAATTTGCATTATTACGCACTATATCTATAATTCTTCTACTCATGTAGTTACCATCTCTCTATAAACTAATTGTATATCATTTAATTCAAAATCAGATTGAACGTCTCCGTCAGCTACTACTGTTAATAAAACAGAATATCCATATACTTTTTCACTAGCAGTTGTTTTTAATTTTGCATTATTTACTACAATCTTTTTGTAAGACATATCATCGCTTGTTGGCAACAAGTTATTACTTGCATTACTGTGAGGATCTACGACATCCTTGTTGTTAGAACCAGATGTATGCGCTCTTACTTGCACCTTAATATTGTCTCCATTTCTAGCAGCAACATATACTGCAGTTAAATTTTTAGGAGTGTTAGGTTTTTTAAATGTAAATTCTTTTGTTTCCATCAACACTGTATTTGCTTTATATTTTTTAGCAGCACTAGATTCAGACCATTTTTTTAATGCGTAATTATTACTTGCTATTACTAACAATTCCCCATTATTATCCTGAACTACATTGGTACTATTATCAGTAGTAAAAGGTTCATAACTTTGTCCGTTTATACCAGATTTTGTTTCTTTTACAAATGACATTGATTTTAAATCAAATAAAATAATTTGACTTTTACTTTCTGCGTTTGTTGCTTTTTTAAATATAATTAATTGTTCTTTGTTTGGTATATAAGAAAGCTTCAAATCTGCATTGTATATATTAGACCAAACAACTTTATTTTGTCCTGTTTGTTTAGATTGTATTAAGTTAATAAGCTGCTTACCATCATACATAAACAATCCAAACTTATTTAACCATGATACAAAACCTTCTCCTTTAACTAAATGCGAATGCTTTAAACAACCTCTTTGTTCATAAGTTCCTTCTAAAAATTCTATATCTCTACTTACGTTAATAATGTATAATGTATTTTGTTTATATTGCAGCAATCTACCGCCTAAGTTTTCTAATACAGTAATATCTTCTCCGTCATTTACCTCTACATCTATAAAACTTTCAGCATCAAAAAAATCAAAATCATTTACATTAGACTTCATAAGTCTATCATTAGCAGTTTGTCTTATATTATTATCATCATAATATTGTACATTGCCTATATAAAGCTTTCTATTGACCACTGTAGACGTTTTACCGCCTGTGTTAGGTCTACCTATAGCTGAGTGTTTTTCGGACAGTAATGGCTCTTCTATGCTTAAATCGCTCATTGCTTGTCCTACGAAATAAGAAGCATTAGCATATCCAGTAGATGGAAATACATAATGATTCTTGGCACTAGATCCAATTCCTGCAATTCCAAATTTAGTAAATCCAGATTCTCCATTTAGTCTTACACCCTTCTCATAATTTACTTCAGCTAATAAATAACGCTGTCCTATATCACCTGTAACTTCATTGTTAGTTACTGCATAACTATCTATTAAAGCCCAATACACTTTAAATCCAGTTACTCTATCTTTAGGCGAAGGTCTGCCAACAAAACCTAAATGTAATTGTCTTACTTTGTTTTCTGTTAATGTAGGTTGGTAAATATCTCCTAGATAAGTAGGTCCAGATTCTTGTTTGTTATCATAAATTAATGTACCCCACAATCCATATTTTTTACCAGAAGTACTTTTATAAACTACAATAGTACTTTCTTCATCTTGTGATGCAGATGTTGGAGATCCATTAAAGTATGCTAAACAAGACATTCCCCCAAAATTTGTACTAGATACGCTATTGTGACTATTTAATATGTTTCCTAGTAAAGTAGATGTAAAGTTTACTCTACTATACGCTCCACTATAATAACCTAAACTTAACGTAGCATCGTCCAACATAAATAATTCTGAATTATTACTAGCAGACGGTGAACCCGATTTACCTTTTTCTATCATTGTATTATCATAAATACCAGCACTACCAATAGTAATAGGTGATAAAAATATATCATTTGCAGATACTTGATCTTTAATAACTTCTAATGTAGTTGCAGTTGCTAAATTTCTATCGTATTTAATTCTTTGTATTATTTTAGGAAGACTAAAAGTATTAGCAGTAGTTGATGGAGTATGTGTTCCATATACTCTTATATCGCCATCTAATGCAAACATATCTACTTCACCAGCAAAACTACTATCACCAATTGTAACCGTACCTCCGTGTACAGTGTTTCTAGCAGTGTTAGTACCTAGTTCTATAAATTTAACACCTTTGTTATTTACATCGTGGTATGCTAAATATTCTGTAGCTACCTCAGAAGTATCGTGAATTTTTACATCAGAATTAAAATGCAACAATCCAGAACCATCTTTTATTGTATTGCTTGTAGGTAAACTATTAACAGTTCTATCAGCAAGTTCGCCTAATGGTACTAGTTTTCCAAAATATTCATTATCTAGTCCGTCTAATACAGCAAACTCGTTAGGTAATAAATCCCTACGAGCAGCAGAATCGTTTAGACCTCCACTAAAGTTATTTAAATTTAATATTTTTTTTGCCATGTTGTAATACATCCTGCATAGTTTTCATCTTAACTTTTTTCTTTTTACTCTTCATATTGTATGTTCTTCTAGAAGAGTTGGTAGACGATCCTTGCATAGGACCGCCTGTTGAATTACTCGTTTCCATCAATAACCTCTCCCCAAACACTTGTCTTACCGTCTATTATTTCTACGGTTTCTACTTTAAATTCTCCATTGTCAAACCAATCAACAATAGCAAAAGCATGGCCCCAATTGTGCAGCCTACCTTTTAACCATTTGTTGCTTTCGTGTGACATATCTTTTAAACATCCCATAGACCAAGCGCCAATATTACTATTAAGCTTTGTCATTGTATGTCGTTGAATGTCGTGTACGTGTCCATACATTACATTCTCTCCATATGTCTCTAAATGCTTTTTCGCATGATACGTTGTTGCAAACGCACCATGAAAGAATACCAACTTACCTACTTGGATCGGCAAGTTGTATTCTGTGTATTTATATCCTCTTTCTTTAATTTTACAAGCTTTAAAAAAGCTGTAATCATCAAGATAAGGATACTTGTTAGCAAAATTATCCAACCAGAGATCGTGGTTACCTTGTAATAAATACTTTTCTTTACATCCAACTTTTTTAAGTATTTCATCCCACTCGTCTAATCCTTGATTTACTAACCTTATATCTTCATCTACAATAGGTAGTTGAAACTCTAAAGGCGGTAGCTTTTTGTCTTTATATCTCCAAGCTGATACAGACTCCCACTCTCCAACATCCCCTAAATTAACAAACACTTTAGGTTTTATTTTTAGTATTGCTTTTTTAACACACTCAACTGCAGCTCTATCCTCTAATGGATAATGCTGGTCTGGTATTACGATACCACGTTTTTTAAGTTTCAATGAAACCTCCTATTTTTTAGCTAATGCTTTTTTTACTTCACTCCAAAGCTTGTCATCTAATTTATTAGAAGATTTAGCTACTAACCAATCTCCTAAATGCATTATAACAGCTTTGATGAGCTTTTCTGTACCTAAGCTAGTAAGTACCTTACCTAATATTGGTCCCATTATTTTTCCTTACAGTTTTCATCGCAAGCTTCAAGACCTTTTATATATCCTTGATGCTCTACGATCATTTGTTTTACTTCTGCTAATCTACCGTTAGCCTCTTGTATTTCCTGAACAAGTTGATTATGCTGCTCTACTAATGTTTCCATTTGTGTAGTTGCTTCAGCTTTTAAATCTACTGTTTGTTCTTTTTTACTCATTACGTGCTCTCCTTATTGGTTATAGTAATTATTTTTTCTTGATCTTTTTAATTTTGCCATTATGAGTTCTAGCAAATTTATGCGTTTTAGTTTCTCTTATTAAAGTTCCCTTGTAACGCTTACCTCCCCACATCCAACTAACAGTCTTAGCCATTATTTTTTCTTTCCTTTTTTCTTAGACTTTTTCTTTTTCTTTTTAGGCGGTCTACCTACTTTGCTTCCGTATGTACCTTTACCGTATGGCATATTTACTCCTTTACCATTTTACTTTA